AATGTCCTCTAAGTAATGTCGTATGTCCAATTGGAATACCAGGAATGGATAAGCAATCTTGAAAAGCTTGGGATAAAGGTATCCATTGCTGGGTTTTCATTTTAATTGACGTGCTTGATAAGTTCTTTGAAGATATAAATTTATCTAAATCAAAACTTCCTTTTAGAGCACTAGCTATATTTTCGTTAAGCGTTGCTTTTTTTTCTTTTGCCATAAATTATTTGTGTTTACAATTATCAAAATGCCATCGCTTTGTAGTTGAAATACCTCCAACAAACTTGCAATGTGGACACTCAACTTTTGCTTTGGGTTTTCTCATTTTAAGTCTTGTCTCTTCCGTTCTTACTAAGGTATTATTTTTTCTCGCAGTTTCCAACCTTTTTATTTCTGCTTCTTTTGATTTCTTTCTTCCTCGCAAAGCATCAGCGACTTTTTTAGCTACTATGGGATCTTTCATAGGATTTTTATCTCCTAACTTAGATTCTCTAAGCTTCTTTCTACCCTCCTCAGACATATTCCAATTAGTAATATTTTCCAAAGAACGACCGAGTCTTTTTGCAATTAGATTAGCAGCAAAAAACTCCTTTTTATCGTAGTGCAATTTTAAATGATCCTCGATAGATAAGCATTGTAGATTTTCCAATACATTATTATTTCTGTTTCCATCTTTATGATGTATTTCAAAACTTCTACCTTGCTCATCCACCGGAATAGGACCATTTGCTTTAATCCAAAGTTTTCTATAGTTCATATTTACTATTTCTAATAAATATCACCTGCTCTTTGAATTTAACTGCTACTTGATATTAAATAATTCGTCAAACTCAGCATCAATATCCACATTCTTTTTAGTATTCAATGCAAATGATGCAGGTTTAACTGCCGGTTTAGCGTCTACTTCAGCACGAATATCGTTTACTGGAGCAGCTTCTGCTGTAGGAGTAGCGGTTTCTTCAGCTACTTCTTCTGGGTTCAACCATTGTAATAATGACTCTTTCATTTCGTCGTAACTATACTTTTTAAATATAGTAAATACATCGGGTTGTTCAGTCAACCATTTTTTAACCTCTATTCCATCTTCAGATAATGGAGTAATCTTTGTACGAACACGTACTTTAGATTGATTGTAATTTGTTCCGTTTGTAGCTGGATCAGTTGTTTCAATAGTCATATCGCGACCTTGAATTGGATCTGTGTAATCACCTACATCTGGATCGTCAGCAATACTTAATAACTCTTGGTAAACTTGCTTACCAAATTCCCATAAGCGTACACCTTTTTCTTCTTCACCACGAACGATAACTGGTGCAAATACACGCATTTTAGGTTCTAACTTTCTAGCTAAAGACCAATTTTCTTTATCGCCTGAAGATTTTAAAGTCTTGGCGAATTCTACGATTGGATCTTTTTCTCCAAAGTTGGATAAGGCAATCATTGTACGATTACCGATTCCGTAGTGTACAAACACCTCTTTAAAAGGGTTTGAAGCATCTACTACTGATGGAACCAATCTAACCATGTGTTTTCCGATTGTTGGTTTCCATAAAATTAAGCTCATGTCTCTCTTCTGTCCACCACCCTGCCTAGGATTTTGCAAGGCAGCTAGTTTGGACTTGATACTAGATAAATCCATCTTGTTTCAGTTTTATTGTTAATTAAAAAATACTTACCTAAGGAACATACAGACAAAAATCCAATTTAGCAACTAAATGTTAACTATTTTGTGAATCTTTGTTGATAATTTTTTGAGGTCGTCTCCTTGAGTCAGGAGTATGGTGTTCTTGTAATTCAGCCAATCAATTCTAAAAGAAGTGTCTAATACACCTTCGTTTAATGATTTAATTAATAAATTGAGGCTGTTAATTGTATAAAGCGTATTGCTTTCTTTTTTCCTGTGAAGTAGGATTGTATTTGGAAGTATTCTAGTGTTACCGTTGTCAACTTCAATGTTATAAGTGCACAAATACTCGTCTGAGTCTTCCGATTCTAAAACGAAAATCTTACCATACATAATAACGTATTCATCTTGTATAGTACTAAGGGTATCTTCGAGTTTATCTTTGGCTGAAAACGTGCAAAATAACTTATTTTTCAATTGTTGCTGGGTTAGTTCTAAATATTCCATAATAAATAGTTAGTTTTGACTGCTAAAGTTGTAATTAAATCCCTTCTGTGCTTTTACTCTATAGCCGTCTTCTTCTAATACAGCTTTAATTTCACCTAAAAAACCCTTACAGTCCTCTGTTGAATAGTCAATTAAAATGGAATCATACACTACTAATACGACTTTACTCTTTTTGCCTTTAAAAAGCTTTCTTAACCTTGTTAATTTCTTAACATTATTTACAGTTTCAAGACATTGTATATAATAGTTGAATAGTTTCTGAGCATTGAATCCTTCTTGTTTAAGAGTTCTACCATTTGGTAAGACAATTTGCCCTGTTTTTTTGTATTCTATTTCCATTTGCTCAATAAACTCTGCTATTTGTTTGAAAAATAGTATCTCTTTGAACTGATACTCCACCCCATTATAGAGTTGTCTAAACGTAATCTTCTTAGATTCTTGGTATTCTTCAGGTGTAAGTACTTCTTTACCAAAGTACTGCTGTCCTAACACTTCGTGAATGGACCTATCAGTTGGTAATTCAATGTTAAGTAAGTTAGCAATTAACCTAGGATGGTATCCATCAAAGTCAAACTCTATGAAAATATCGTTTTTTGGTATAAAAGCTGCTCTAGAACCGTTTTCTTTGTTGAAGGCTAGGAAATTAATTCCATTAAATGCATTAGTTGGCCTAGAAGTTATGTTATATAGGTTGTATTTACCGTATATTTTACCGTCCTTAATCGATCTAGCCTTCCAAACAGGCTCAAAATGTTTATCAAATACTTTTTCATCTATAGCAATCCCTTGTTCTTCGACCCACCTATATGCATCCGTATAGGCATTTAACCACAGTGAATTTTGTTCCTTTCCAATAAAAGGTCTAATTGCCTCAAACATACATTCACACCTTTCATAATGCTTAGAAATCGGTATTAAAGCATTGACTTCTTCTAAGTACATAAACTTACGATAGTAATCACTGTGTATATTAGTATAACAGTCGATGTCTCTTATAGTTCCTTCTTGATCTAGGAGGGTTTGGTATAAATCTACACAATTCGCAATTTGTAGATTGCAAACTTGAGCATGCCATTTCTGATCAAGGAGGTAAACTGTACCTTCTAGGAGAAACTTGACATCTTCAATCGTTAATGCAAAGGTTTCTGTGTGGTTAAAAGGTATGATGTAGCCTTTACTAAAATCATTATAGTATAAAACACAAGGGGAAGTAAGGCTTGGATGTGTTTCTTCAGATAAAGATATTACATCTATAAAACATTTATCTACTTTAGGTAGCTGAGCTAGCTGCTCTTTGGTTTCAATGATGAAGTACATAACTTTTATTTCCTATAATATACTACATACTTCCTGAAGTAGCAACAGTTGGAGTTATTTTTGCAAACTTTGTGTAATTACCGCCTATAAAAGATAGTAAACCAATAAAGTTAACAGCTGCTGCTTCTGTAGTTCTTTTATTAGTGTCGTATACACCACCTATAATTTGATATTGGGAAACTCTAGTATTATTTAAAGGTCCAGTTAGTTGCCAAAGAATTTCAGTAGTCAAATAACCTAACATATTAGGATCTACATTACCGTTTTTAATCTTACTCCAATCAATTGGTGATATTTCTATCACATATCCAGGACCTGTAACAGTTTTAGCGAAGTATCTTGTAAAGTAACCTCTTGCATAGTCTGTACTAATTGGAAAAGGGAAGTAAGGATTAAGTTGTGTTAATTGAAGATCGCTTTGAGTTATATTTGGATTGTTTTGACTACTTGCAGCACTATAAGTTGATTGCTCTATAGTTATGTTTATTGTGTTGGGAGTTATTGCAGTTAAAGGTTCATTAGTACCTAAAGCTGGGTTTATTCCACTGAATGATTTATTATTGTAAGTTGTATAGTACTTTCCAGTATAAGGTTTGCCATCAGGTAAATTAAATTCACCACCTCTTGTATAAAGGTCTGTTTTTATTCTTGTTAATGGATAGTATTTTATTGCCATATTAGCTTAAATATAATTTACTTTCTAATTTTCTTCTTGCTTGCAATCCTTTAGACACTTCACCAGTAGCTTTTACAGTTGTTGCAAAGTTAGTAATTTGGTCAGCTACAATTTGTGCAGATACGCCTGATTGAATACTACTCCAAACAGTACTTCCTTTTAAATTTCCAATACCTGTATTATATCCTAAGCTAATTAAAGCTACTAACTGTCCGTTTGTTAATGGTATTTGTTTCAAGTCGGTCGTAATATCAGAATATTTACTTGCTACTTCTGCACGTATTTCAGCTTCTGCTTCGGTAGCTGTGATAATGTCTCCAAGTACAACTTTTTTACCTGCTTTTACTCCAGTAGCATATAATGTAGTTCCCCATCCTATTGTAGGAATATCTCCTCCGCTAGTATAAGCGTATATTTTAGCATCCGGACTTGGGTTATTTACAATTGCATAAGCATTTGCTTTAGCAGAATATAAACCTTCTTGTGATTTAATAAAATTAACTGCATCGTCAATAACAGCTCCAGTTAAACCATTAGAGTTTGCAGCAATAGTTTGAGGAACGACTTGAGTAGATGTAATTTGTTGAACTGCACCGTAGTCTAGGCTAGTTCTAAGTTTAATCATTTGACCTTTAATTCTAGTTAACCATTCGTTATTGTCTACAGTGTGAGTTAAGCCTGTTACAATAAATCCTACTTTTGTAAAACCATCATTACCTCTTAAAGACATGGGCAATCTATTTTCTGGTATTGTAAAAGCGTTACCCATTATAATACCACTAATACCATCTAATGTAATTTCTAAGTCCGCTGGTATGAAAGGAGCAGCTGTTGTAATTGGATCACCAGACTTTACTTTGGACATACGCTCAATGTAATAGTTCTTAGCTGATTCTATCTTATCTACACTGAAGTTTAATTCGTTTGCATAAATACCACTGACGTGATCGCTAAATAACTGTGCTAATTTCTGATCATTTGAAGTTTCTTTTGCGGTATTTGTTGTATTCGTGTTTGTTCCAGTTCCACCATTTGAAGGATCTTGAATCAAAGGTTTATATCTATCTTTATAATGTTGATTTAAATAACTTAATTCTGAATGATCTGTAGCATTTACTGAACTAGTTGCAGCTTGTGCTGATATTGCTATCATACTTGCTAACTTAGTAGATAAAGTAGTTTTTAATTGAAACTGTCTAGCTATACTTAACGTGTTACCTGTAGTATTGAATATAGGCAATAAACCTGATACTTCTTTGTTTGTTTGTAAACTTGTTAGGTAAGTATCTCTTCCCATTAAAGATGCGTCTTTACCTTGAAGGTGAGGAACCCACTGATCGTCTTGTATTTGAATAGTATTTGTATCATCTCTATAAGCAATTCTAAAAGAATTAATGTTACCCATACATTTATTTACATCTACCATTATTCTCTCTAAGAAACTTTGCAAGTTAACAGCATGTGCTGCATCAGCTCCTGCAAAACTTTTAACAAGGTCCAATAAGTACTGAGTATTTAATAAAATATTCATAGTTCTTCCTTGGAAAGGGTTGTCCTTGTGTTTATAGTTTAAATTATTCTTATTTAGTAATTGAGATATGTTGTTTGTATTAGTTGGAGAAAATACAGAAGGTTTAAATGCTGCTAAATCTACCGTCGAAGGAAATATTGAATTAAATTGAATCTCAGTAGCGTTTAGAGGTACTAAGCAAATAAGTGGATCAATAGAAAATTGCTGTGGTGAGGTTAAACAAAAGTTTGTCTCTGGGTTAAAATCAATATAAACATAAGGACGTTTTTGTGATCCGTCTGTTTTAGCTTGACTTACTGCCTCTTGTGTTGAATCGTAAATTAAACACATATTATTTAAAAAAGCTAACAAATAACCAAGTTG